TGTTAGGGAATTAATCCTATGGATGACGTAATGAAGACACTCATGGGCGAAGATAAAAAGCCTGTGCCTAAGCTGTACCTCGACAGCGACCAGTTGTCTGAGTTGGGCGACGTAGGCCCTATAGGGTCTGAGCGTGAGATACATTGCACGGTCAAGGTGGCAACACTGTCTAAGACTGACGACGGTATGACCGCTACGCTCGAAGTTACAGAGATTGCGTTTATGGAAGACGGCGAAGAAGAAGACGCAAACGCGGTTACAGATCGTATGTATCCGACGATGAAGGGCTAACAGTATGCCTTTACCTAGCGTAGACAACACTTACACGACCGTGCCTTTGCGTGGTAAGAAGTCCGCGCTGTATCGTCGTTACCTGCAGCTTGAAGACGACCGCTCTTCGTGGCGTTCGCATTGGCAGGAGATCACAGACTACATCACACCTCGTCGTGGTCGGTATCTGATCGAGAGCCAGAACAGCAAAGGCCGCAAGCGCACCACTAAGATTATTGACAGCACTGGCACGCAGGCAATGCGGACGATGGCTGCCGGGTTGATGTCCGGCATGACGTCACCGGCACGCCCGTGGCATCGACGTAAGGTGCGCGATGATCTGATGGATGACGGTGAAGTGCGGTCTTGGCTGGCTCAGGTCGAGCACATCGAAAGATCCATTCTACACAAATCTAACTTCTACAATTCAATACACACGGTATACACAGAGCTTGGCTCGTTCGGCACTGCACCTCTGTACCGCCAGCCGTCGTTTGATAACGTGATCCGTTTCCGCCCGTTCACTGCTGGCGAGTATGTGATCGCCGAGAACGACCTTGGCGAGGTGGATACCTTGGGCCGTCACTTTACAATGACTGTCGGCCAGATCATTCAGAAGTTTGTCCATAGCGAAGACGGCGCGATGGACTGGAAGGGTGTCAGCAAGGCAACCAAGAAACTGTGGGACGACGGCAATTACGATGCCCGCGTCGAGGTTGTACACTTTATCGAGCCCCGCCTGATGGCAGATCGCGAGTACGGCAAGAAGGACGGCAAGAATATGCCGTTCAAGAGCTGCTACTTCGAGCTGTCTTCCGAGAGCGACGAGTTCTTGATGGAGGGTGGGTACAATAAATTTCCTGCGTATGTGCCGCGATGGGACGTTCTCAGTGGCGAGGTCTACGGCAGATCTCCCGGAATGGACAACCTCGGTGACATCAAGCAGTTGCAACACCAGCAGAAACGTAAGGCTCAGGCTATCGACAAGATGGTCAACCCGCCGATGGTCGCACCGACAAGCCTGAAGGGTAAGCCTTCGACAGTGCTGCCGGGGCAGACGACATACGTTGATCCTTTGCAGGGAGCGCAAGGTTTTGCCCCGGCGTATCAGGTGCAGCCTCGCATCAATGAGCTGATGCTCGACATTCAGGAAGTGCAGAACCGTGTGCAGCGCGGTTTCTACGCCGACTTGTTTGCCATGATGATTAACTCAGACCGCAGACAGATGACCGCTACCGAAGTAGTGGAACGACACGAAGAGAAATTAGTGCTGCTTGGGCCTGTGCTACAACGGATCAATGTAGAACTGTTGGACCCACTGTTGGAAGACGTCTTCGAGTATGCTCTCGAGGGTGGTCTCCTCCCCCCGATACCGGAAGCACTCGAAGGTCAAGACTTGGAGGTAGAGTATGTGTCTCTACTTGCACAGGCCCAGCAGGCTGTTGCTGCCTCCAGCCTCGAGCGCGTCCTTGGTTTTGCCGGTAATATGGTCGCGGTGTTCCCAGACATCGTAGACGGCATAGATGCCGACGAAGCCCTGCGTCAATACTCAGACATCCTCGGCACCAGCCCTGACGTCATCATTTCCAGCGACGATCTTGCAGCCAAGCGCCAAGCTAGGGCTCAAGAGCAGCAGGCCACGCAGGCTATGGAGATGGGCAGCCAAGCTGCACAGAGCGCCAAAGTATTGAGCGAGACCGATACGCAAAACCCCAACGCCCTGACTGATCTGATCGGCGGCTTAGGCGGACCCGCCGGTACACCTGAGACTGCCGTATGACCTACAACGCCTCCGACCCTGAACAAGTAGCCAAGGCTCAGCGGGAAGAAGATGACCTGCAGAAGGACATTGATTTCATTGTGTCTGAGCCTCGGGGCAGGCGGTGGCTGTACAATCTGATGTTTGCTCATAGCCACATTAACTCACCGAGCTTTGTGCCAGACAGCCCCAACGCCACAGCGTTTAACGAAGGCGCACGATCTGTAGGCACGACGCTTCACGAGCACCTTCGCGGTCAAAATCCTACGGCCTATATGAAGATGCTTGAAGAGAACCATTTCGATGAATAGCCAATGGAGGAGAACATGGCAGACGAAGAAGTAGTTGAAGAAGTAGTTGAAGAATCAGTAGCTGAAGAAGCTGCTGTAACCGAAGAGATATCCGCCGAGCAGACTAAGGAAGGCGCTGGCGAAGAAGAATCCAAGACCCTGCTGTCGGGTGACGAGGGAGAAGGAGAAGGCGACAACGTAGTACCTGAAAAGTACGAGTTCGAGCCACCAGAAGGTGTTGAAGTTGATCCGAGTAAAATCGAAGTCTTTGGCGAGACCGCCAAGGAATTAGGTCTTAATCAGAAACAGTTCCAGCAACTTGTGGAATACGACATCCAACGCAGTGCTGCAGCACTGGAAGAGATGTCTACACAGTTTAGTGAACGTATTAAGCACTGGGCTGAAGACACGAAGGCTGACAAGGAGCTTGGTGGGGAGAGCCTCGACGAGAACCTTGGGCTGGCAAAGCGGGCCATCGACACGTTTGGTAGTCCGCAACTGGCTAAGCTGATTGACCCCCCCTCTGCTGATAACCCTGACGGGCTCGGCTTGGGGAACCATCCAGAGGTAATTCGCCTCTTTTATCGTGTTGGGTGCGCCATCTCTGAAAGCGATCTCGTCACCGGAGACAATAAAATCGAAGGCCGAGATAGTTTGGAGAAGATGTATCCAACGATGTTCGCAGCCAACTAAGGAGAAAACTTTATGGCTACTCTTAGCGTAACTAACCCGACGCTCGCTGACCTCGCGAAGGTCACCGATCCCGACGGGTCCATTGCTGACGTTGTAGAAATTCTCAACGCCACTAATGAAATTCTCATGGACATGACGTTCCTTGAGGGCAACTTAACCACAGGCCACCGGACTTCGATCCGTTCTGGTTTGCCTACACCGACTTGGCGTAAACTCTACGGCGGCGTACAGCCAACGAAGAGTCGCGCAGTACAAGTGACTGACAATACAGGGATGATGGAGGATTACTCCGAAGTCGATAAAGCCCTTGTTGAAATGGCAGGTAACCCTGCTGCATTCCGTCTTCAGGAAGATCGTCCGCACATCGAGGGCATGAACCAAGAGTTCGCGTCAACGCTGTTCTACGGCGATGAAAGCACTGCACCTGAAGAGTTCACGGGTCTGTCAGCTCGGTATAACTCTCTCTCCGCTGAAAATGGTGACAACATCATTGCAGGCGGCGGTTCCGGGAGTGACAATGCGTCCATCTGGCTGATTTGCTGGGGACCAAATACCTGCCACGGTATTATCCCTAAAGGATCGAAGGCTGGTGTTCAGCAGCGTGATCTGGGTGAAGTTACCCTCGAGAACGCTGATGGAGCCAACGGTCGTATGCAGGCATTCCGCACGCATTACCGTTGGGATGTTGGTCTGTCTGTTCGTGATTGGCGCTACGCAGTTCGTATCGCCAACATTGATCGTTCTGCTCTGACGGCTGATATCTCTGCCGGTGCGGATCTGAACGACCTGATGCATCAGGCGTGGACGGAAATTCCGAATACGTCGATGGGCCGCTGTGCGTGGTATATGGATAAGTCGATCTTGTCCATGCTTCGTCGCCAGACGTCGAGTGCTGTTTCTAGCTCGACACTGACCACCGATCTCGTAGGTGGTACGATGCAGACCGCATGGGGTGGTATCCCGATCCGTCGTTGCGATGCCCTTCGTGGCAACGAAGCGACTGTTTCCTAACTCATCCATATAGAAAGGATTACCCCATGATTATGGACGAACGGCTTGAATTTGCGGATGCCACCGCACTCGATACCTCGGGAACTGACACCGACCTTATTGGTGATGTCATTGACCTTGGCTCTACAACTTCTGACATTGGTAACGGCCAGCCGATCTACCTCGTGATCCAAGTGGACACTGCGGTAACGTCTGCTGGTTCTGCCACTGTTGACTTCAAACTCGCGTCCGACGCTCAGGCTGCTATTGCAGTTGACGGCAGCGCCACGGTTCACTACTCGTCCGGTGCAATCGGTAAAGCAACTCTCGTTGCTGGCTACACAGTTGTAGTCGTGGCTCTGCCTATCCAGACCTACGAGCGTTACCTCGGCATCCTTACCACGACTGGTACTGCTGCCGTGACTGCTGGTAAGATCAATGCCTTCCTGACCTACGATCCGGTCGGTTGGACTGCTCTGCCTGACGCGGTCAACTAAGTTGTTTGGTGGGGGCTTAGTCGCCCCCACCATTCTCTATTAAGAGGATTGACCTATGCCTAAAGTTATTTTTCACACTGACTTCTTCGACAATAACCGGCGTTACCGTACCGGCGTCGAGTACGACGTTAGTGACAGTGTAGTGCTGCCCACTCGCGGCATCGAGATTATTGAAGAAAAAGTTGAGAAGCCTGTTCGCCGCGTTTCCGTTAAGTCTGAGGAGTAGTATCCGATGGCCAGCAAGGTACAGATTGCCAAGCTGGCGCTGCAGCACGTC